CCGTGATTTCCGGCACCTTGCGAGATTGCATCCTTATATGGGCCTGGGGTGCGCTCTTACCTGCCTGCTGCTTCGCGTTTAGCATCTTGCGCATATCGGAACGCGGTACTCACGCTGATACCCATGGTTTTCGCTACTTCCGCGTGTTTCAAACCCATCGCTCGCAATTCAGCGGCGCGAGCTGGATTAACGCCAGCCTTGGTAGCGCCACGAATGCGACCTCGGTAAGCGCCCTTCTCCTTCGCAACGGCGATTCCAGCCGCTTGGCGCTCCCTTCGAGTCTCAGTTTCGAACTGCGCAACTGCGAATAACACTGCGGCGACCAGTTGTCCCATTGCGCCAGTAAAATCGATCTGTTGAGACGTTGAAACCACCCTGATACCACCCTGGCACCACGAACAAAGGGTATCAACACCATCCTTGAGCGATCTCGAGAGCCGATCGAGCTTGTAGACCACAACGGTTTTGATTGCGCCGTTGAAGATGTCCCGCTGCATGCTTTCGAACTCAGGACGCTTGAGTGTTTCGCCACTCTCCTTGTCGATGTACCAAATAACGATGTTGGGGTTGATGCCGTTGCCAACAAGCCACCTCAAGATCTCCTGCTTTTGTCCAGCCTCATTCTGCGAAGCTGTGCTTACTCGAACATACGCTGCTACTGTCATCGAAATATCTCCCTCGAAGAAAACCATCGGTAAAACACCATCGGCATGATAGTGCGCAATGCCAATATAGTCAAGTAGGGTGGTAGCCTAATTGGTGACGTATTGCTAAGCGGGGTGGATGTTGCTAAGTTATTGCAAGGTGATTTTGCGCAGAAAGAGATGCTGATGAACAAGAATCGATGTTGGAAAGGATACGAGCCAGTGAAAGGCAAGAAAGCGTACAGCAGTGGGAGTTGCAAGAAATCGACCTCCGCGACGAAGAAAAGTCCCCCAAAACCCAAGGCGAAGGGAAAGTAAGTTGCGACCGATCGTTATTGGAAAAGGAAAGAAGTACGGCGAGTTGACCGTAGTCAGCGAGGTTGCGTCCACTGGCAAGCGCAAGTTCCAATGCGAGTGTTCGTGCGGAAACAAGGTTGAGGTGCGTTTGGACCACCTGCAAAGCGGCCACACGTCGTCTTGCGGGAACTGCGGCGTAGAGTACAACGGCATGCGGATGTCGATCAAGGACTGGGCGATGTCCCACAAGATCAAAGAATCAACGCTTCGAGCTCGGCTCAAGACGATGGGGATGCGAGAGGCGCTAGAAAGAAAATAAAAGTAGTTGACATGCGACTTGCTTTCGGTACACTTACGCATGCTCTTTCATCGGGAGCAAATCTCCAAAGAAGCTGCGGGACTCCTGTCTCGCGGCTTCTTCCATTTACTGACGCGAAGTCATGTCTTACTACGACCTAGCACCAAAAGATCCAGTAGAAAACCTGGAGTGGCGAATCCGATGCAGGGAGCGCGCCTTGACCGACAAGCGGTTCCGCGATGCTTTGCTGCAAGCCTGCGAAACCGACGTGCTGTTCTTCTTCGCGTTCGCCCTGTGGGTGCATGAGCCTCGAGCCAAGGTCAAGATGAAGCCGTTTGTGCCTTGGAACCACCAAGAAAAGGTGATCACGGCGATCGATGATGCGATCACAGAGGCGATGGACACTGAGCATCCAGTGTCGGTGACGATCCCCAAAAGCCGAGCGCAAGGCGGGACATACGTCTACCTCGGGACGCAGATCAGGCGAGCTTTGTTCGAAAAAGGCTTTTCGTCGGGTTTGGTGACTCGGAACGAAAAGATGATGGATTCAAAAGATCCAACCGCGGTAATGAACAAGTTATCCACGATGCTTGACAAGCTTCCGTTGTGGATGCTCGACGGGTACAAGCGGAATATCGACGACCACACGATTCTTTTGCCAACTACGGGTTCGATATGGGTTGGGTTTGCTGCAACGAGTGACGTTGCTCGGGGTGGTCGGACCACAATGTTCGCGTTCGACGAAGTTGGATCCGAAGAGTTCATCGCAAACGGCATCGACTACAAAATCATGTCCAGCGTTGCGCATGTGACTAATTGCGTCGTGCTTTGCTCCACCTTCGGTGCCGATACGGGAGTGTTCTACGAGTCGGCAACTGACACGGACAACCCGAAAGTCTATTCTCTCGACTGGAAGGACAACCCAGAGCACGCCAGATTAGCTTACGTCAAGCAAGATGGGGCGGTTAAAGCGATCAACCCTGACGAGCAAGAGGAAGTCGAAAAGTACATCAAGTCGCATGAGCGAGAACTTCGGACAATCGAGCGCAAGGGACACAAGATCGAAGGCAAGGTGAGATCTCCATGGTACGACTCCCATTGCTTGGTCCCAGGGTCTACTCCGCGGTACATCGCTCGAGAGTTGGACATGGACGCCAGAGGGTCAGCCGGCAAGGTGTTCACCACGGACCTGTTGGATCGAATGAAGCGGGAGAATAGCAAGAAGCCAGTCTGGAGAGGCAAGCCGGTGTTCGACAGCGAAACGCTCGAGCTCAAAGGTCTCATTCCCGACGAGAACGGTCCCTTGTCGCTCTGGTTCAAGCCAGGGATCGACAACAGACCAACACTTGGTCCATTCACGATCGCTTGCGACATCGCGTCAGGCGGGGTGGGAGCCTTTGCCTCGAACTCCGTGGCATCGGGAATCGACAATCGGACAGGCGAGCAAGTGCTTGAGTACACGGTCAAAGGTCTTGAGCCGCGTCCGTTTGCTCGCATCGTAGTCGGATTGTGCCTGTGGATGCGAAACGCCTTGCTCGGATGGGAAGACTCGGGTGTCTCCGGAGGTTTCGCCAAGGAGGTGCGTGAGGTTTGCTACTACGGCAACATTTTTTATCGGGACGTCGATCAGCTCGGATCCCAAACGAAGAGTCGCAAGGCTGGGTTCCCATGCCGTGATGCCGACAAGGCGGATATGTTTGAGCAGTTTGCGTTGGCGATGGAGAGTGGAGAGTACACGCCAAGGTCCGAAGAAATGCTCGTCGAGTGCGGCGAGTACGAGTGGGAAAACGGAAGAATTATCCACGCTCCGACCAAGAACAAAGGTGCGACAGAGAAGAATCACGGCGATCGAGCAATCTCCGCTGCGGGTGCTTGGTTGGTATTTTCTACCGATAATCCTGGAAAAAAAATTGACAGCGATGTTGAAACGGGACAAACTCCAGAGTATGGTAGTTACTTATGGCGGGAACGCCAGGAACGACGTAGTGTCGATATCGGCAGTCCGATGTACTCAATACGCGACGTTTTGAAGCGATAAGCAAGGAATCTCAGGTTAATACCTGGAGGAAGCAAAGAATGGCTGACGAGTTCGCAGAAAAGACACTGACAGCAATTGGCAAGCTTGCTGACAAAGCAAGAGCTAGCCAAATTGCAGACAAATCGCTAAAGTTTTCGCAGTCGGCTCTGACTTCAACTCATTCGTGGGGTACGCATGGAGGGGATCGCTCTTCTCTGTCAAGTTTGCTAAGCGAATCGGTTGACAAGTTGGCTCAGGCGGCGTTGAAGGCGATTCAGCAATCAATGGACGAACAGGATGCGGACTGCGCACAAAAGTATTCGCAATCGGCTCAATATTTGACGCAAGCGAAAGCATTGCTCACAGGCGAGAAGACCCCATCCAGCGGGAAAAAGTAGCTGGAAAAAGCTTAGTTAAGCGATAGGCTGGCGATAAAACCCAGTCGGAGTCGTTCGGAAAATCATCCGTACCATTTCGACTGTAGATGTTTGATCTAAGAGACCAGCAAAAACGAGATCGGCTTTACAAGGCAATCCGCTCATCGCGGGATGCTCTGGAACCTTTTCGTCGCGTTCGGCAGACGCTGATCAAGGATTACGTTGGCTCTTGGTACAACGAATCAGGCGCAGAGAACAAGACTCTCGTCAACTTGATGAACCAGACGGCACGTATCTACACGGTCGCTCTGGCTGCGAACAACCCTAGCGTCTTGGTTTCGACTCCACGAATGGACATGCTTCCGTTCGCAAGGCGTTTTGAAGTCAATCTCGCCAAGCTCATCAGCGACATGGCTCTTGATGAGACGTTCAGGATGATTGTCCTTGATGCGTTCTTCTGTCTTGGGTGTGGCGTTGTCATGATGCGTGACACGGACACTCGCTTTCACGGACTTCTCGCGTCAGAGGAAGATGTTTGGCTCGATCCAGGTGAGCCTTGGTTCAATCGAGTGTCGCTTGACGATTTGATTCTCGATATGACCGCCAAAGAGTTAAGCAAGATGCGATATTGCGGACATCGCTATCGCGCTGACTTTGAAAAGGTGATGGATGAACCTGGGTACGACAAAAAGGTCAAGGACAAACTTAGACCGACCAACAGGGAACACCATGATTCGGTAGGCGCTACTCGAGACATGGCTTCGGACTGGGGGAGTGCTCAGGATGACGATCTCAAGGACATGATCTGGCTCCAGGACATCTGGATCGCCGAAAACAACACAATTGTCACCTTGCCTTGCGACCAGCAAGACATGGAGCCGCTCATCGAAAGACCATGGACGGGATCCCAAGCAGGTCCGTACAAGTTCTTGTCGCTTGGCGAAACCCCCGACAACATCATCCCGACGTCTCCCGCGATGAACCTCAAGGGAATGCACGATCTCCAGAATCGTCTGCACAGGCGCATGGAAGCTGACTCGGATGCCAATCGAGTGGTCAATGTCTACCCACCAGGGATGGAGGATGACGCCGAAAGACTCAGGACTGCCGAGCGTAACGGGTGGTATCGAGCCAAGAGTCCAGAGTCAATCAAGCAGTTCCAAAGCGGCGGCGTTGATCAGCGCGACATGGCGCTAGCAACGTTCATTCAAACAGAATACGACCGTTTTGCTGGAAATCTTCAGGCTATGGGTGGTCTTGGTCAGCAGGCCAGCACGCTCGGCCAGGAAGAGTTAATCCATGGCAACGTCTCAAAAAACGTAGCTGACATGCGAATGGCGGTGGTTTCGTTTGCCTCCAAGTGCATTTTGGACCTCGGCAGGCTGATGTGGGAGGATGAGACACTTGAGTTGAAGACCTCTATGGAAGTCGGCAACACAGGCATCAACGTAAACTCCGACTGGACTCCAGACTACCGCCAAGGTGAGTTTGACGACTACGAGTTCAGGATCGAACCATACTCAATGATCTTCAAGACTCCGGAGCAGAAGCTTCAGGAATTGTTCCAGGTGATCCGCGAGATCGCACCGCTTTGGCCGATGTTCCAAGCTTCGGGTGCCTCGATCGATGCGCAAGCCATTGTCGAAGAAATTGCCAGACTGAAAAACAGACCTGAGTTCAAGCGGTTCATCACGTTCGCCGCGCCGGCTGAGATGCTCGGTGGCGACGAGAACACGGTTAGGCAGTCACCTGTCACGAGCAGGGAGACGATCAGGAAAAACGTTAGCAGTGGCGGCACCGAAGCAGCTAGAAGTAATGCGTTGATCCAAACCTTGATGGGTGGTCAGCCGCAGATCAACTCACAGCAAAGAAACTCGATGTTGCAAGGAGTTGGGTCATGAGCAAGATCGTCCACAAGTACAAAGGCAAGGAAGTGTCCGAGGCAGAGCTCGATCGCTTGGTGCCTCGTAAAGCCGACTGGCTCGAGCGACCAGCAATGGCTGCAAACACGTACACCGAGCACAACCCCTTGGTATCTGAGGGTTGCGGGGTAATGAAAAGCCAAGTGGACGAGACTCGCAAGCTGATTAAGCAGCATTGCATCCAGGGAGCTGCTGTTCGCGACAGCGGTCAAGTTCAATTTACAAGTCGTCGCGCACGTAACGAGTTCCTTCGTATGCGCGGATTCAGGGATATGGATGGAGGATATGGCGATGAGTGATGATCTGAATGAAGAAATGACCAGCGAACAAATCAAAGAATACGCTGAAAAGGTGTTCGAGGAATCTCAAGCCGAGCGAAAATCGGACGCCGAGATCATCGTTGACACTGCGCAAGTCGAAAAAATAGCTGCTGAGAACAAGTCCAGCAGAAAAGCCGCCGAGGACACGGTCCAAAGCGAGGGTGGTTCCGGCGACGAGTCAATTGCTCCAGAGTGGGTCACTGACGACGTTAAAGCCGAGGTAGCCGCGTATGGGATCGACGAGTCTGACTTGTCTGATTTTGCCAGCCGCGAGGAGTTGGATCGAGCTTTGCGATTGTTTGACAAAAAAGCGTTGGAATCTGGCCGAAAGGCACTCTCCGACGACGAGCCAAGCAAGCAAGAAGCCTCACGGGAAGACCAAAAGCCTGTCGCCAAAGATAGCGGCAAGTACGAGGTTACGCTGAGCAAGGATCTTTACGACGACGAGATCGTGGATGAGTTTTCGCGAATGCGGGACCACTACGAAACTCGACTCGAAAGACTCGAAGCGAATCTCGTTCAAGCAACCATCACTCACGACGAGGCTCGTTTCGACGGCATCGTTGATCAGCTTGGTCACGCCGACTTGTTTGGCAAGACTGGCAAGGAGACTGAGAAGGAGCTTGAACGGCGAAAAGAGCTTCGGATTGCCATCAAGGCTCACTTGATCGGCATGGAACAGCTTGGTTATCCAGTGGAAGAAAATGAACGATTGTACGATCGCGTTGCCGGTATGGTTTTCGCGGACGAAATCGGGAAGAAGCGTTTGAAACAACATACACAGAAGATTTCCAGGCAGAGCGGTATGCGTTTGGGCGGAAGTCCAACGAAGCCTCAACCTCCGAGTGAAGACCCTCGGGAAGCGGCTGATCGCCTCTACAGGGAACTCGAACGAGCTTAAACAATAAAGGAGCCGTAACATGGCTTTGTCCATTGACCAGATTGACGAT